AACAAGGTGTAAAATATTGGTGATAATACCTATATTTCCACAAATTTTCGCAAAATGTTATAAAAAAGTATACACTTTTAGCCAAATGTTATAAAAAATCATACACATGTATGAAAAAGTGCACAAAGTGTATGAAAAAGTATACATTATATCAACTATAACCCAACTATAACCCTGGAAAGTTTTTTAAAAAAGTTTTGTTTTTTACTTGACTTCATATAATAATTTTTTTATACTATGATAACGTAATTTTTATTTTCATAAAGATGAAGTGAGAATATTAAATGATGATAAGGGTGTATTAATAAATACACTGGTTTAAATGGTTGTTTAGCATTCAGATAGAAGGGAGGATCATGTGCAGGGGAGAAAGGAAAGCCCCTTGTTACTTTATTTATTAGACGTTTTTTCTATTCATATAACAAACCATGTGCCCGGAGTTAATTCTCCGGGCAGTTTTTGAAAGGAGTAAATAAAAGTGAAAAAAGATCAATTAGAAAAATTATATAGTAAGTATATAGAAGAATTTCTAAATGATTTTGATTATACTGATATAGATTGTTTTTGTGAAGATAATGAATTAACACAAGAAGAAATCAAGTATATTTTGAATCTAAAATTAAAAGTTATTCCAGTAGAAAGGGGTAAACCATGACAGACATTGAGGGGAATGTATTAAAACCGGGTGATTTGTTAAAATCAATAAATCAAATAAAATATAACGGAGGGTCAGAATTCGAAAGGATTCTTGATGGTAAAAAATTTTCAGCTACACAAGACAGCATTTTAAATTTTCAGTTGGTGAAATGTAAAACAAGGCCTCCTTCAGGAAGTTGGTCGTTACCAATTGAAAGTTTTTTAAAAGATATTTATTGTAGAGGTAAAAATGCAGACTGAAAAATTTGCCGGTAGTGATACCAGGAAAGATAAAGGTATACGATCACATGAAAATGAGTTTGTTTTTATGGATGAAGCAATGGAAATAGATTCAAATGTTTTTTCTGATATATTTTTTGAATCTTTTATTTTTAATAATAAAGTAGATTTTAAAAAATACGGACATAATTTTTTTATCAGGGAATAATTATGTTTAAATTTTTATATGCATTTTTTATTACAATAGGAATTTTAATAATACTTGTAATGCTTATGTTTTTATTAAATTGGAGTTGAAATATTATATGAAAATTTTTAAAAAATTATTAAACAGAAATACAAAGAAAAAAATATTAATTCAAATATTAAATGAATTAAAACATTTAAATGAAAATTTTGATAAAGTAATTGGACATGGTGAAAACAGTAGAAATACACCCAAGTATCATATACGAACTGGAAATTGGGAGAATAACAGATATTAATGGCAGTTTATAAAATATGTAATAAGTGTGGAAAAAATAAATCAATCAAACAGTTCTATAAAAATGAACGTGCGAAAGACGGACACAGAAACACCTGTAAATCATGTTCTGCTGTTAAACGTAGATTAAAGAATAAGAAAAACAATAACCCTTTACTTAATGAGGAAGTGATTTCGTTGATGAGACATCATAAATATACCAAGGTTATAAAATTTGGGTATTTTTATGGTTTACTCATTTTTTTGAGACACAAAGAAATATTGGCTTTTTCTCTTATAGCAGAAAATAGCGGGTCAAATGTTTTTTCCAGTACCGCAAAGGCAAAAGCGTTCTTGTACAAAAAAATGATCATGGCAGGGGAAAGGACTAGTGCAGGATTAACAGGAGGATATTGATGAAATATGATGATTGTGATTGTGAAAAATTAAAAAGTTGTACTATAGGTTGCAAAGATTGTCCGTATTACATCAGTAAAGATTTTGATTATGGTATATGTGATAATAAAAAAAGTATAAATTATAAAGATGAAGTTTATGATACTTCGTGTTGTGATTATGTATGTAATAATAAAAAGGGACATAAAACTTGATCGTTGATCAAAGGTCCCATGTATAATATAATTTAGTGAATTTTATTTTTTTTCAAAGGAGGTAAGATTATTTGTAGTTCGTGATTTCTTTGCTGCCCTTGTCTTGAAGAGGCGACAGGGGCAGCTTATAGCAGGGTAACTCAGAGGTAGAGTGGGCGCCTTATAAGCGCTTGGTCGGAGGTTCAAATCCTCCCCCTGCTACAATGATATTTGACGATAGATGGACTGAAGGATTATCAAAACGGCAACAAAACTTAATTGTTGAGTATATATTGAATGAATGTAAGCTCAGTGATTTTGTATGTGAACAAGCTGGGTATAAAAAAAGAAATTCAGCAAAGCAATTTCTTAATTCTCAAAAGGGGCGCATTGCGCAAAGATTGTATATTGATCTGATAATCGACAAAGACCGTGATACTGCAAGATTAAAACTCATCAAACAAAACATCCAGCGTGCGTTTTATAATCCTGCTGACATTATAAACAAGGATGGTAAACTTGTTGTGAAAGATCTGCGTGATTTGGGTCCTCTTGTATATTGCATTGAAGGAATCAAAACAAAAATTGTAGGTGTCACGCCACGGGGTGAAGAAATGAAAGAAATAGAAGTGAAGTTGTGCGACAGAACTAAAGCTATGGCTTTTCTGGAAAAGGTTTTCAACATACATGATAAAGAGGAAATAGAAGATATAACCGGTGAAAAGCCTATTTGGGAAATGTCAGATGAAGAAAGAGAAGCCAAATTTATTGAACTTGTCAAAAAAGGTGGTGATGAGACATTGAGATTGCTGGAAGAAGCCACCGGAATAAAATTGATAGAGGAGAAAGAAAAAGATGATTTATAAAAACTATCATAACCAAAGAATTTTTATTAATTTATGGGATGTAAAAACAATAAAAGAAAATACACCCTGTATAGAAATATCCTGGTTATCTGATCACGAACCACATGAATATAAGATAATTGGTGAAGACTTGGATAAATTGTTTGATGATATAGGAAAAATAAGGAGTATTGCATGTTTAAATATTCCTGATCAATTTATATGAGAAAGGAGTGGTAAAAATATGTCTAATATGATTCCTGAAGTTATCAACCAAGAAAATGTGTTATTATGTCATAAAATATATGAGTTTGTGAAAAATCGTGAAAAAACTAAATCAGATATAAGACGTGAATTTCACATAACGGAGAGTGTTTTTACATGGTTATTAATAAGGTTAACATGGATGTATCCAGTCTATGAAGACGATACGGGAAGAATTATAGGAGTATTGAATGTTTAAATACAAAGTATCAATTTATATGAAAAGTGGAAATGTTATTTATTTAAGGTGTACTACAATTATAGGAATAAAAAATCATACATTAAAATTGGTAAATAGTAATTGTGAGTTTTATTTTATATGTGCAGATGGAATAGAAGGTATTATATTAAAGAAATGGTGGCAAAGATGGGGATAATTAACAAAATCAAAGAATGGTTTTTCGGGATAGATATGATGAAAATACCCAGGATACTTGACAGGGTAACTCCGAGTGTGGAAAAGCGGCTTGCTATTGCTGAAATAATAATTAACAGTGTTGCTGCTTTCAATCGGGGGGTATTCTTTTGAATAATGATAATTGATCCTAATTTATTGGAGTTGAATGATGAGAAAACTTTTATTTAAAATAGAATCAATACCTTATAACCAATTAGTAGGGGTAATATATGATTCTGGAGTTGTTATTAATGGTCTTTTTTATGACACAACATTTAAGGATTGGCAGAAAAAAAATACAAATCATAATGGTAAACCGATAAAATGGTTTGTATTAGATGATTTTTATAAATCAAAGATTATGAAAAATTGTAAACATAAATATAAAAAATTGGCAGTAGAAGAATTGGGTAAAATTCCTGTATATAGTATATATAATGGTTTTTTAGGTAGATATACAGGGAAAAAATATCAAATTTATATATGTACAAAATGTGGAAAGAAAAAAAAAGAACTGTTACAAAAGGAAAAATAACATGAATGATTTTGATTTAGAAATTTTCGAAACTATTCAAAAAGCATTTAATGTATTATCAAACACGCAGCCGAAACCGGAATATATATATGTTCCAATACATCCGAAAACTTTGAAAAAATTTATTAAAAAGGGATGGATAAAAAAAGTTAATGAGGAATACGTTATTAATAAATGACAAAAGCTAAATTCAAAAGACACGATCAAGCTTATCTTCTCAGACTATTAAACCAGATGGACAAGGATAAAATTCCGCCTATTCTAAAACCTTTGTGGAACCCATGCCGTAAAAAAATGATCCATGGTGGTCGTGGATCTGCTAAGACTCAGACGGCTTGCAGGATAATAATCAGACAAGCAAGTAATTACAAAATGCGTGTTTTATGGGCAAGAGAAGTATTGGAAAGTATACAAGAGTCGTTATGGGCTGAATTAAGTATACTCATTCCTAAGCTCGGGTATCCTGGTTGGGACATAAAAGAAAAAAAAATAGTCAACAAAAAATCTGGAAGTAAGTTTATTTTTAAAGGCCTGCGTGACATCCGTGCTGCAAGATCTATGAAAGGCTATTCTCATTTCGATCGGTTAATTGTAGATGAAGCAGAAGCCGTCCCCCGTGAATCCTGGATTATGGCAGTACCTACTATCCGGGAACCTGGTAGTGAAGTATGGGCGATTTTCAATCGATATGACGACCTTGACCCTGTATATGAATTGTATTGTCTGAAATATAATCCTAAAACGACTATGGTTATAGAGTGTAACTGGAGAAATAATCCCTGGTTTCCCGAAGAGTTGAAACTTGAAATGGAAGAAATGCGGGAAACTGATTATGACTTATATCTACATGTGTGGGAAAATCAGCCTATAGCACAAAAAGAATTTGCAGTAATGGACCGGGTATTGGTAGACATAGCGATGAAAACTATTTTTCCGGCTGACGGTCTACAGACGATTGGTGTAGATGTTGCCAGATTTGGCGGGGACAAGACAAAGGTATATGAACGCAGGGGGGCAAAGTGTATCAAATTATTTGAGAGAAAACACGAAGCACCGATTGTAACCGCACGTGAAATTGCACACAAGGCTGACAATAAGTATATCCAGATCAATATAGATAACGGGGGATTAGGTGCCGGAGGAATGATTGATCAATTAAAGTTGTGGGGATTTGAAAATGTAAATAGTATAAACTTCGGTGGTAATCCGAAGGATAAAAAAACTTATGGTAATTGTGTCACTGAAATGTATTTTGAAACAAAAGAAAAATTAACCACGGCAAGCATTCCGGATAATAATATTTTGAAACAGGATCTTACAGGCAGGTTATATAAATATGATGTAAAACAAAGAAAAATACTGGAAACAAAAAAAGAATTCAGGGATAGGTATAATCGCAGTCCGGATGACGGAGATGCCCTGGTATTATGTTTTTACAATCCAGGAAAAATAAAATTGTCTGGAGATGAAAAAAAGAAAATGCAAAAACTTGTTAAGGAAAGAATAAGAAGTAATAGAAGGAGGTTTATTACATGAAAACAATATTTGTATGTGGACCATATGTGTCCGGGTATGGTATCGAAAAAAACACTCTCCGTGCAATTGCAGCATCACAATATCTGAGAAATCATGGGTATAATGTGTTTTGTCCTCACGTGGGTATAGCCGGGTATTGTTCAGATATGGATGATAGAGACAAAGAAGATCACAAAAAAATTATGGCCATGTGTCTTCAGTGGGTAGAAATTTGTGATATGATAGCAATAATTCCCGGATATGAGAAATCAATTAACTGTCAAGCTGAGTACACGTTGTCAGAGGTACACGGAAAAGAGAAAATATTCTTGACAAATAAACAGATTGAAAGTATGATGTAAGTATGAAAAACGAATGTCACTTGATTGACTGCATGGAATACATGACTGGGTGCAAGGATGGTGAGTTCGATATTGCTATTGTGGACCCGCCCTATGGTATTATTGATCATATAATCTGTGGTGGAGAAAGTGGAAAGAAGATAAAACAACGCACAGAGTTGAAAAAATGGGACAAACAACCACCTGCTGAATATTGGCAACATTTATTTAGAATATCAAAAAATCAAATAGTTTTTGGGGCAAATTATTTTACACAATATTTACCTTTTTCAAGAGGTTGGATTTTTTGGGATAAAATGATTCCAAAGGGATTCGATAGGGCAAAGGGGGAATTTATTTTTACATCTTTTAATAGGAATGCTGAAAAAATTAAAATGCGGTGGAATGGTAACAATAATAAATTAATAAAGATTCATTCAACACAAAAACCAGTTGCCCTGTACAAATGGATTCTTAAAAATTATGCACAACCGGGGTGGAAAATATTAGACTCCCATGTTGGCAGTGGTTCAATCCGCATAGCTTGTCATGACATGGGGTATGATTTTACCGGTTGTGAAATTGACCTGGACTACTGGCATGGTCAAGAAACCAGGTTTCAAAATCACATATCACAGAAAAGCATATTCCCAGAAGAAGAAATGCAAAACCTAATATACCAGGAGGTAAATATATTATGAGTATTTTAAAAAATATATCGAAAAAAATAAACACAGCTTGGACAGACTGGTTTACTAATATTTATTCAACACTTTTCCCATCTGCTACTTCCACTGTGTCAAATTCCATGACACATTCGCGGTCTGCTAATACATCGGTGGATCTTACCTGCCCGGATACGGTCAACTACGATTTGGCCATGGCCTTATATTACAACACAAAATCAGGGTACAAACTTGGTGCATTCTTTTGTCATAGTATAATATCTTTACCCCTAATTTTTATGGGGGTTCCTCATTTTGATATAGAAATACAGAAAACGAAAAAACAGGAAAATTATTGGAGAGATAGACTAAATTATTATAACGACAAATATTTTATGCTAAAAAAAGAAATACAGAAAATTACACATATAACCGGTACCCTTGCCGTATTCCCCTGGTTTGATTCAAAATCTGGGTTTGTGAGATGGAATTTCATAAAATCAAAATATATCAGTGATATTTACATTAATCCGGATACTCAACAATTAACCGGGATAGTGACTTCAATCAATTATACTTTTAAGTGGGATAACGGAATTATTTATAATTTCATAGAGAAAAAAATATACCGCAAAGATAAAATAATAACCACCAGGACCGGACAAATACCGGAGGGTATAAAGTCAAGTGAGATAAGAAGAAATCCTACCGGGATATTACCTGTAATTTTCACGAATGATAAAGAAGTGGGGAAATTTGAAGGACATTCAGAATTTGAAAAGATACTCCCCATTATAAAAGCTTATTCACAAATAAATATACGTGCGCATGAAGAAGCTGCAAATATGAAAGCAAAATTAATACAAACTGTAAAAAATAAAGCTGACTGGTTAACTGCAAACGGATATACGGATATATCAGAAATAAGCATTGAAAACAACGATTTTATTCTTAATGTTGAAGATGAAAAAACAGAAATAATTGTACCGACTGGATTGCTGGAAAATAATTTAAGCCTTATGAAAATGGATTATCATTGTCTTGTTGAAACAGAAGGAATTCCAGAAATATGGTGGGGATTAAAATCAGTAGGCAATCATGCCAGTTCTGAACAGGAAGCAAAGGTGGGGTTGGCATATGTAGCAGAAAAGCAGGAACAATCACATAACCCCTATGTTGACCTTGCTACCGCAACAATTAACCTTGATGCGATGGCATACAATCAAAATCCGCCTGAAGATGTAAAAATTACCTGGAATGAATTAAATACACTAACAGAAGTAGAGCGGTCTCAGGTATTCGATAATTGGTGTAATGGCATACAAAAATTGACTACTGCTCACGCAATTACCATGGAAGGTGTACATGCTTTATTGCTGGAATTAACGGATAATAAAATAACCGATAATTTTGAGGAATTTAAAAAGCAAGTTGAGGAATACGGGACCCTTCGTTCTATGTTGGAACAGGAATACGGAGGTATGAGGGATTTTACCGAGGATAATCCGGATAAACCTGTGGATGGGAAATCCGAAAGAATACAGAGAAACGGAGTTAAGAAAAAGTATGAAAAGGTTATTTAAAGTATTAAAAAATAAAATAATATGTTTATTTAAAGGACATAAAAGATTTGTTGCTTTTTCTAAATGGACTGGGCATTATACAGAATTTTGCAAAAGATGTAATAAGGAATTTAAATGATATGAAAAGATTATTTAATTATATAGTATTTTTTTTGAAAGCATTAAAAGAAATGCCTAAAGTTATAAAATCAATTAATAAAGATATAAAAGAACGTGAAAAATTATCAGATCAAAAAACTGAAGACTTAAAAAACTTATTAAAAGCGGTTAATGGTATGCCATGACACAAGCAGAATTTTACGAAGCAATAAGAAAAGCCCGTGAATCCTACCGGGATGTAATGCGAAAAGTGAACCGGGAAATCTCACAGCTATATATTGATGCTGCAAATGAAATTTCAGATAAAATAAAAACTCTCACAGTAAAAGGAAAAGGTGATTCTCTGACTGCTGCATCTATGGCAAAACTTGAATCTGCATTAAGAAAAACAGGCGCAAGGATTGCCGGAAGTACTGAGGATATAATAGTTGACAGCATAAACAAGTCTATAACGAAAACATCAGGACCACACGAAGAATTTTTAAAAGATGCAATAAAACAATCTGATATAAATAAAATAAAATTTGATATTATCGAAAGCATGTATTCACAGTTAAATGAGGATCTTATAAATCTAACTTATACCCGGATATGGAAAGATGGATATACATTTTCAGACAAAATATGGGGATTCCCGGGTGAATTACCAGGTCTTTCCGGATATTGGCAAAAAACCGTAAAAGACATTATCACTTCAGGTTTTGCACAGGGCAGGGATATATTACAAATAGCAAAGGACCTTTCTGTATACGCAAAAAAGGGGAAACCTGGATTAATGCAACGATACGGGGATCTGATACTGGGTACAAAAAAATTTTCAGATAGAATCCCTAAATGGATTGACTGGAGAGCAATGCGCCTTGCCAGGTCTGAGTTGTATATATCCTTGCAGGAATCTGCAAAATTACAAGGGAGAATGAATCCTGCGGTATTGGCGTATATATGGAATTTGACAGCAGGTGCACAACATGATAGATGTGATTGTCCTGATATAGCAGCCAATTCACCATACACAGAAAATACGCTTCCAGGTTGGCAACATGCAAATTGTTTATGTTACATTACATACAAAATCAGGGGAAGAGACGAATTTATAAATGACCTGATAGATTGGGGTAACGGCATGGGAGTGCCTTATCTGGATAACTGGTTTCAAAATGTTTATTTACCTGCTGCTTAACCATTTCCAGTATTGCTAATTTTTTTAACCACAAATTTTTTATTTATTATTTTAAGATCTTCTTCCGAAAACCCACATATAGTGTCAAATTTAAAACAGTTTTTTATTTCTTCATCATTTAAATAATCATCGTAGATTATTGGTTTATAAGACAAATTATACAAAGGTGTTTTATCACAATCAAAACTATAAGAATAAACAAATAGCCTTCCACCATCTTTTAATTCTACTAAAGTATTTATTGGTATATTATGGTTTGTCATATTTTTATTCGCTCCTTTACTCGATTAAAAAAGTTATCTGTTTTCCATGATCGTTTTCAAACCACACCGGGGTTATTTTACCAGGGGTGATCGAATAAGCGGGATTGTTACAGATGTCAAATTTATCAAGATCAAAATTTGCACTATTAGCACCAATAAATATACAATCAGTATTTATTTCCTTACCGATGGCACACCAAACTTTTTTAATGTTATTATTTCTCATGTCAGTATCATAAAATTTAACATTGAATATAATGTTACAATATACTATTTGTTTATATAATTTAAAGTCAAATAAAATAAAATCAAAACAAACAAACGGCTTATTATCGACATAAATTATTGTTGTCATTATTATCCTCTTTACACAAATTATATAAAAAATCCAGGGCTTTTGATGCAGTCCATGGTTCTTTGTCAATTTTTTCAAAAAGCCGTATAGCAGGGGGACACTTGTTTTCACAGTTAAGACAATTATTTTTCACTGAATTTACCTCCCTTTACTTCCATATAAAATATATTTAGTAATCTACAATGTGGTGGGAATTCATTATTCCAGCACCATGGATTATTTTTATCTCCGGTTAATTCACAATAATAACCTTTTGAAAATTTAACCTTGTTATGATAACATTGAAAACAGTTGTTTATTTTAAGTACCCGCATTTCAGCCATTATCGTTACCTTCCTTTAATGCATCAATAGAATTCTGAAGCCCTTCTTTTTTTACATGTTCTATACTTTGTTTTATTTCTTCTAATGTTTTATTGATTATTTTTTCATTATCATTTTTATAAACAAGTTTTAATATACTTTTTATTAATTCAATGTGCTGATCTATTTCTTTATTAGATAAAAATTTTCCAACCAGGGTATAAATAAATTGTGCATTTATTATATTTCTGGTTACTTCAATAATATCATTGTTTTTCTTATAGTCTTTACTGTTTAACATTATTTATCCTTTCTTTTCTCAATCTCTGTTTTATCATACCAGCATCCTTTACAATCTTTTTCTATTAATGGACATGATATTTTTAATGTGCAATTATCCGGGTTTTCGTTTTTAATTCTAAAGACTTTTTTACTACTTCCTTTGGGTACTTTCAAGTTTTTATTATTTTTTTCAATTTCTTTTTTAATCTTACTTAAAAAGTTTTTATGTGATTTACTTGTCATATCACCACTCCTCATTTTCATACCAGTTTTGAAAACAGATCTTACTTTCAAAAAGGTTACCGAAGTTTTTACAGTCCTCTTTTTTTATAGATTCTTTCCTGTCTTCATAAGCAGGGACAAGAACATCATTCCAGTTTATTGACCGTATCATATCGTCCAGTGTTGACATTATTTTTCCTCCCTTTCCGGTTCATCTATAATAACAGGATCATTTTCAAGTACCTTTTTTCTGTCAATCATTCCTGTTTCTTCACACAAAATATTACGGACACATTCCTTTAGTCTGCCATAGCAATAATCAATTTTGTAAGAATCATTGACATCCTGTTCTTTTTTAATACAGGCGATATATGTTCGTTTTAAATTGGTAATTATTTCTTGTTTATCCATGATTTCCACTTCCTCTTTATATCTATGAAAAATAGTTTTATATTTACTTTAAAAAGATCCATCTTTAATCTAAGAGTTTTGATTTTTATTTTGGCGTATATTTTACCAACAATAATAGGTGTTTTATTTTTGTTCAATATTTTTATGAAAGCTTTGGTTTTACCATTATAAATTCCCATCATTTTTCCTTTCTGGGGGAAAGTAGCTGGGAGGCTATCCTTTCCCCCTGGTGAACTACTGGCGGAGAAGTCACTCCGTTCTTACCGGTTTCAAGTCACCGGAACTATTTGTATAATTTTCTCAGAGTTGTTATGTTACTTCTCTTACCGTCTTTTTTTACAGAAAGTTTTTTGTACACATTTCTGCATGATTCAGAATAAGAAAATGCTACTTCAATGTTATCTTTTTTTGCTTTAATAAATTCATTTCCAGATAAAATTATTTCGAAGTTAAGAGAAAGTAAAAAACTTTCTACTTCTGATAATCTTCTTTTTTCGTTTGATCTTCTCTGACTTGCCGTTGATCCAGATCTCCAGTAATATGTGTTTTGACTTAAAATCTTTGGTTCCATAAAGGCTCCTTTTCTCCGGTGTAACCGGAAACAATTTCATCAAGGTTTTTCTTAACCTTAACTACTACAAATATACACCTATTCGGGCGGATAGTCAAGTAATATAATAATATTTTTATATTGAAATGTCTGAATTTTTTATAGGTCATATGTCTTATATAAAAAATAATTATTTTTTTTGTATTTTTTACTTGACACATTGTATAAAAAAGTATACACTGTGTATAAATATAGTAGCTGGGAGGCTATCTTTTGAAAATTAACAAATCTTTGTCTCTTGAACCCCGTCAATGTAAAACAAGGCTTAATCTTTTAATTAATCCTGAAACAATACCTATTTTAATAGCTCAAGAAAAGTTAAATATTATTCAGGAAAATGATCCTTCCCCGTATTATGCAATTCAGGAAATCAAAGACATTACAGAACCGGCAAACGGTGTGGAATTTACTGTTTCTTATTGGGAATCATTTCTTGAAAAATTAAAAGATCATCCATATGGGGGTAGGAAAAAAGGTCATGTTTCTCCTCATGATTGGTGGGTTACTGCTGAAAACGATTTTTATGTTGTGGGTGGAAAAATTGAAGGAAATAAAGTTTTTCTGAAAAATTATATTCCCCCTGAAGGGTTTGAATCCTCAAATAAATCTTTTATACGTGATGTAAAAGTCGGAACGGTTCATTTTTCTGTTGTTTCATGGACGGAGGATCTTATTGAAACAGATGAAAACGGAATGATAAAAAGCATAAAAGCTATCAGGTCAGTAAAAGGTGAAAGGAATGATGCTGTTGAAGTTGGCATGGGGGCGATGGAACAAAGAGTAAACAAAGATAAAACCGGGGATAATCCCGAAAAAACAGAAAGGAATTATATTATGTCAGAAAATACTTTTAA